TATTGAAAGGGGTCCATTAAATTTAGATGTTAATCAAAGTGTTGGCACTGGATATAGACCAGAAACTGAGTTTACTTTAGGCATAAACATACCAATAACAAGGCGAGTTAAACATCGCAATAAGTAACATATATGAAGGTAGATAGAAAAGAAGAATGGAAAACAATTAAAAAGGTTTGTAAAGATCTTGAAAAATATAATGTTAATCCATACAATGGTATTATATTAAATATATCTCCAGATTACAGCTCTTCTATATCTATGCATATAGCACATCATTTAAGCCATATGGGTGAAATGATGCAAATGATACATATAGACGTTCCATATCCAGATGAGGATCCTGTACCATATAGAAATAAATTTATAGAAAAAATACCATTATTTGATAAACAAAAAATTGTATTAGTAGAGGCAGGAATTATAACTGGAAGTAATTACACGTTTATGTGTAATGAACTTTCTAATATAAAAGGAAAAGAAATAATAACTGTTGCGCAATATGAAAATATACATAGTATTTTTAAATGTGATGTAGTTGGAAAGTATTATGACTGGAATAAAAATCAATTAGAGTTTTATTGGGAAAGAGAAAATAAACACTGGGGGTCGTAACGATGTATTACAAAAATGAGTAATAAAATTATTTATTAACTTTGTAAAAATTAAATTAAATTAACATGGAAGGAGAAATTAAAGTAAGAGCGGTAGACTTTGAAGAAAAGTCTGTTGCTGAAGTAGAAGAGCAGTTATTAAAACAACACGAGGAATCAACTGGTGTTGTTACTGAACCTTTAGAGACAGTAGAAACAATTGTGACTAATCCAGAAACAGTTGAGACTATTATTACGGAAACAAATGAGTCAACACCTGTTGATGAAATTGATGATAGTAAAGTTCTTTCATATATTGGACAAAGGTACAATAGAGAGATAAACAACTTAGATGAGTTGTTTGAGCAGAGACAACAAAACGAGGATCTACCCGAAGATGTTTCTGCATTTCTAAAGTACAAAAAGGATACAGGACGTGGAATCGAAGATTTTATTCGCTTGAATAAAAACTACGATGAAATGGACGAAGACTCTTTGCTTTTTGAATATCAGCGTGAGCAGAATCCAGATCTAGAAACAGAAGACATTAAGTTTGATGTGTCAGATAGATTCGCTTATGATGAAGACTTCGATGATGAAAAAGAAATCAAGAAGAAACGATTAGCAAAGAAAAAAGAGCTCTCAAAAGCTAAGAAGTACTTTAACGACCTTAAAGAACAATACAGAGTTCCACTTGAGTCAAGGGAAACATTTGTTCCACAGGAAGAAAAAGAAAACTACGATGCTTTCAAGAGATATAAAGAGTCTTCCAAGTCTATGGAGGAAGATAACGCAAGAAGGTCAGAATTCTTCTCTAAAAAAACACAAGAACTTTTCTCTGACAAATTTGAAGGTTTCAAGTTTAATGTCGATGAGAACAAGAAGTTGGTTTATAAGCCAGGAGATAGTAAGAACTTACTGCAAGAACAAAATGATTTAAGGAGCTTTGTTTCACAGTTTCTTGATGAAAATGGATATCTTGCAGATGCTGAAGCTTTCCACCGTTCTATTTCAATAGCTAGAAACCCTGATAAGTTTGCCAAGTTCTTTTATGAAAAAGGTATGGCAGATGCGGTAGGAACTGTTGCTAAAGAGTCTAAAAATATTGACATGACTCGTCAAGCAACACAGAGTACCCCAACAGAAGGTGTAAAGATTAGAGTAATAGATCCAGACAGGGGAAACAGATTAGTAATTAAAAAACGTTAAACTTTTAAAATTTTTAAAAAATGGCTGGTACATTACAAACGAGCCCAGGTGTATTAATTTCACCTAGCTCAGTAAAGGCAACATTGCCTACAAACTATATTACGAACTTTAACTTCTTAAATCAGTATCTTCCAGATACTTATGAGCAAGAATTTGAGCGTTACGGAAACAGATCAATCGCATCTTTCTTGCGTATGGTTGGTGCTGAACTTCCTACAAACTCTGACATGATTAAATGGGCAGAGCAAGGTCGTTTGCACACAAAATACACTGGATTGACTTACGGTACACTTGCTGCTGGAGCTCAAACTTTTACACTAGCTTCTGGTTCATGCGTTTTTAGAGTTGGTCAAACTGTATTTTTATCTTCAGAGAGTATCTCTTCAGAGGCTTACAAAGCTGTAATCACAGGAGTAACTAACACTACATTTACAGTTGCTTACTATGATAACGTTGGTACTACATTTACATCAGGTACTGTAACTGCATTTGTTTATGGTTCTGAATTTGGTAAAGGAACTAGTGGAATGCAGGGTTCATTAGAATCTGAAGACTTATTCTTTGATGTTAAACCAATTATCATTAAAGATAATTACACTGTATCTGGTTCCGATATGGCTCAAGTTGGATGGGTTGAAGTAACTACAGAAAACGGAGCAACTGGATACTTGTGGTACATGAAGTCAGAGCACGAAACTCGTTTGCGTTTTGAGGATTATCTTGAAATGGCAATGGTTGAAGGTGTCCCTGCTGCTGCATCATCTGCTGCTTTAGCATATCTTTCTCCTATTTCTGCTTCTGCTCCTGGTTCTGGTCCTGGTTCTACCGCTGCTGGTACTCAAGGTTTGTTTGATGCTGTTGAAGACAGAGGAAATGTTTGGTCTGGTGGTAACCCATCTTCATTGGCTGACTTTGATACTATCATTCAAAGACTTGACAAGCAAGGTGCTATCGCTGAAAACGTATTATTCTTGAATCGTCAGTTCTCTTTCGATATCGATGATATGTTGGCTGCTCAAAACTCTTACGGATCTGGTGGTACTTCTTACGGTCTATTTGATAACAGTGAGGAGATGGCATTAAACCTTGGTTTCTCTGGATTCAAGAGAGGATACGAGTTCTATAAAACTGACTGGAAATACCTTAACGATGCAACTCTTCGTGGAGGTTTAGTTGGTGGTGTAGTTAACGGTGTATTGGTTCCTGCTGGAACAATGACTGTTTACGATCAAGTTCTTGGTAAAAACGCTAGACGACCGTTCTTACATGTTCGTTTTAGAGCTTCTGAGGCTGAAGATCGTAGATACAAAACTTGGATGACTGGTTCCGCAGGTGGTGCTGCAACTAGCGACCTCGATGCAATGCAAGTTAACTTCTTGTCTGAGAGAGCTCTTTGTACACTTGGTGCTAACAACTTCGTTATCTTCAAGGGATAATTGAAAAACTAGGAGGGAGGCTAAGTGCCTCTCTCCTTTTTATTATTAATAAATTAAATTATATCAAATGAAAACAACAAGAAAATCTGTTTTAGAACCGAAAGATAGAACCTATCTTTTAAAGAGTAGCAAGAACCCATTAACCTATTTCCTTGCTTCTAAGGATACTCCAAGAAAACGTTTACTATACTATGATGAAGAGTCAAATACTAACAGACCCCTTCGTTATGCTAGAAATGCAAACTCACCATTTCAAGATGAGCAAGGTGATAATGTAATTATTGAGCCTATAATCTTTGAAGACGGAACTTTAGTTGTTCCTAAAAATAATCCAGTTCTTCAAGAATTTCTTCACTACCATCCTGGAAACGGAACTGAATTTTATGAGTTTGATCAAGAAAAAGATGCTCAACAAGAGATTAAATATATGTATGATGTTCTTGATGCTCAGTTAATTGCAAGAGAGATGCCATTTGAAGAGCTAGAGCCAATTGCCAGATTGCTTCTTGGTGGATCTGTTGACACAATGAAAGTATCTGAGATTAGAAGAGACATCATGATGTATGCCAAGAGATATCCCCAAGACTTTATGGAGGCAGTAAATGACCCAAGCATTAAGGTTACTAGCTATGCTTCTAGAGCATTATCTGATGGATACTTGTCATTTAGAAATAATAAGAAGGAGATTTATTACAATCTAAAGGACAACAAGAAGAAACTTCTTACTGTTCCATTTGGTGAAGATCCTGTGTATCTATTGTCATCTTACTTGCAGTCCGATGAAGGTGTAGACCTATACAAGTTCTTAGAAAATAAATTCTCTGAGAATTAGTATATTTAAATCTGTAGCAATCGCTTAATTGCGTTTACTTTTTGAAAGAAAGGCACTCTCACAAAGTGCCTTTTTTTATTTATCTTTGTAAAAAGCATTTCAATGATCAACGAAGTTCGCAATAACGTCATGTTTATATTGAACAAAGATAATAGGGGTTACATAACTCCTATGGAGTTCAATACATATGCTAGACAAGCGCAGTTAGATATATTTCAGAAGTATATGTATGAGTATAGCAACGCTATAATCAAACAGAACGCCCGTTATCATGGTGAGGGGTACTCAAACATATCAAAAAGGGTATCAGAGATAATAGATAGATTTTCTGAGTATAAAACATTAGACTATAATGCAATAAGCGGAACATTACAATTACCTGTCGGTGCTCCAGATTACTATTATATAGAAAAAATAATATACAACAACAATGTTGAAGTAGATAGATCTGATCACTCTAAAATATTAAATCTTTTAAATTCAAACCTAACTGCTCCTACAGCTAGTTATCCAGCGTATATAGTTACGTCTGACTTAGGATACATAACGGTCTATCCTAACTCACTGATGAATCCTATATCACCTGCTCTCAGCAATGCCACTAATATTCAGATTAGATATGTCAGATATCCTAAAGATCCAAACTGGACATACAATCTAATAACAAATGGTGAGCCATTGTATGACCCTTCAAATCAGCAGTTTCAAGACTTTGAGGTTCCATACGAGGAGCTCCCTAATCTTGTTTCTAAGATACTACAGTATGCTGGTCTATCTATCAGAGAGTCTGAAGTTGTTCAAGACGCTAAGGCCGAGGAGGTACAAACAGCACAACAAACACAATAACAGATGCCATATATAACTAAC